CGTAATTGTTATTTAATCATAATGAGGGTCCCCAGGACGAACGACCGAAGTCAATTCGTCAAGCGCCGACTGACCGATGAACAAGAATACAACTATCCGGATGCTCCTCTCTACGTGAGAGTCAGAGTACCGGTAGGTTCTTGGATCGATGACGTCGTAGAATTCGCTCTTTACTCTAGGTACAAGACCAGAGAAGAGTTGGAAATTCAGGACATGGCCTCTGAGATAGAGGCGGAACTACTCAATTGATTCTAACCAGGATTGTAACCTGGCCGAGAGACTTTCTCGGAATAAACATTCTCCACAAGACTTTGTGTGAGAAAGAGGGAAATCACTCCCCCCTCCCCAAAGATATCAGATCAATATCTGCCACGCTACATCCAAACCGATGTATAGCGCTAGCGGCTGAAATTTGACTATAGAGTCCAACCGGACGATCTCCAGCCGAGGCACGGTTGACTTTCTCCAATCCCCCTGGGAGACAAAACAGGGGTGGATTATAAAAGAACAGATCAGAAACATCCGTGATGTTCATCTTATTCATGTTGTTAGGGATCTCGCTATGTAAAGCGCGATACAAAATCCTGTGCCACTTTTTAACAGTGAGCAGTAAATCAGGTTCAACCAACAATGAGGATTTTCGGCTCGCAAGAGCAGTCCACATAAATGAATCATAAACGGATGGCATGGGAGCCTCCCGGCTGTCATACCGGGTCTTTCGCTCTGACCACGACTTGTCTTCAGGCTGGGGGATCGCGAGCTCGTATTGCATCGCCAACCTCATCCCATAATTAACCCACTCGGGCACCTTAGACGGCAGTCCAACTCGGAAGGACTGTTCTCCACTCGTAAGCTCAGCACGAAGGTAGTATGCCATTGCTGCCTGTTGAGACGTGATAACCCTCATATTGGGTCCGTTCTCAAGAATACAATCAATGGGTCGCGTCTGCCCGTCCAATAGAGGACCGGTCATCAGACGGACACGTGTCTGGTCATTTTTGCCTGACGGTAGTCTGCTACAGCAGTCCCTCATTTTAGGGAACTTGCTGGAGACAATAAATTCCGTGGCGCCCAAGATTGGGAGACCAAGACCACCTAGGTGTTCTGGCAACCACCAGGATATCGCTTTCGGCGCTTTCGCCAATAGAGGTTTTTGCCTCCGAATGAAAATCGATAAGAGACGTTCAGCTTCCCTTTCCTCGAAGCCTTCTACGAACGCCCTGGCGGCCGCGCCAACTCCAGTCCAATGTCTAATATCCTCCCCTCTACTTTTTATTTCAGAGGCCAAGGAGAAATTAATATATGGACAAGCAGTGAACCCATCTTCCTGGTAAAGGAAGTTCTCTGAGTTAATTTGGAGCCACTGCTTTGAGTAATAGCACTTTCCGATGGAGGGTGAGAGACCAGCTTGTGCTGAAATCCCCTCCCATAAAAACTTTTGACGTAAATTGAAATCCATCACACAGTCATCACCATTAATTAGGATGGGGCAGTCTTTCAACTTAGAAGACGAATTACCCCACTCCCCACCCAAGGTATAGGCGAGCTTACAAATAGCTGCATTCACAATACATAGGATAGGAAAGCTGAGAGGAGAGCCCATTAACTGGCCATTCTCCTGATCAATCGTAACTCCGTCTGGATAGGTTATCCGATGTCCAACAAGACAATTGGATCCCAAACGACGGGCCCACTCATCAAAACCGCAAACACGAGAAACTTCGTTCCATGCGACAGTAGAGAACTTCTTTCTCAGGTTGTCTGTTGCGGCAGAATAATCACCACTTAGCCAAGTAGGATCTGAGGATTGACGGGTCTTAAAGAACTCGGTCATGTATTCTGCGGAGGCCGGCTCCCCGATAAATCGGAAAACCGGATGAGTCTTGAGGCAGGACCACATAAACTGCTGAATCGGTTTACAGATATAATACTCCAGTGCGGGACCAGATGTCACCGTTCGAACCTTAAGAGGTTCCAGCACAAAGGAGGGCTTGGCGTGATATACGCGTTGCCTCAATATAAACTCGTCCAATATGGGGTTGATTTTTATCCCCCGTATCTCCTTCACCCCCAAATGAGGGTGGTACGTCATAAACTGAAGATCGTTCCCTTCTCTATAAGAGATGAAGTCACGTAGAAAACCGGCAGCACCGGAAGTACGTCTAGATGACTCCACATGGCCATTAATACTTGGCACGGAACAGCGGTCACGATAAGTGCCCTTTCCGGAGAAAACCTCCCTAACGATCTTTCTTATTTCTTTCTCTATCGCCACGTCAGCGACTGTACCCTTAAATGGTGTAATCTCGTGACGTTTTGATCTATCGCTCATCGCACTACGGTTTTTTAACATAGTTGCATTCACTACTGTCTCCGATGGAGAGGGTGATCCCTTCTTGAGATTAGCAAGGGTCGACGAAATCGTCATGGCACGGCGCTTTAAAAGGCAGCCGCCATTCGATAGTCGATCCCTGTTAACCAGGATCATCATCCTCATGAATCTCCCTATACGGGAAGATCCTCCACAGAAGAAATTGAGGCTCTTCAGTAGCTTCGGCTGGTCAGTCTCCCCATTAAGGGGAGGTAACAGCTGACAGCCTATCTGCGAAAAGAGTGAGGCATAGAACCACTTTAAGGTGGCCTCTATACTCCCCTCAGTTCCGATAAACGACACCCATCGGTCGAACATTCTCTTTTGTTCATCTTTACCGACAGGACGCATCTGAAATGCGTCTACCACTGCATCGAGATAGTGCAGTAGGTGTCTCGATATGAGCCTCAGTCTCTCACGAGCTACTGAGGACTCATCATTCTCTATATTGGTCTTTCCGTCCGCTTGCGCGGGCGGGGATGCTACATTCCAGCCACCTGACGACACTTTGTCAGGACCTACGAATTGCGAGCAGAATTTGCTGTGACAGCTCATTGTGAGTTTGTTATGGTATCTACTGCTCGTGTTTTC